GTCTGGTATGCTAATCACGTCCACGTCACCGATGTCCACCCCGCTGTTAGCCTGTGGCACTGTCGCCAGAGCGTACATCCCCGAGGACAATTCCACCGCCTTGATCCATTTTCCACCTAGTTGAATGACTGCGTCAGCCATTTGTCACCTCCTGATAAACTACTTCCCAACGCTTGCCCATTGCTTCCAGGCTGTGCTCCTCCTGGACATGGTAGAACGCGTTAAGTCCCATTTCTTCTCGATTCCTGTCGCTATCCAGCATGTACTCAATCGCCTCTCTCAACGCCGTCGCATCTCGTGGCGGTACGAGTATCCCCGTTTTCAGGTGCTCAATCTGCGCCCTGGCCCCGGCCACATTGGAAGCGATACAGGCGCAGCCCGAAGCCATTGCTTCACACAAACACAGCCCGAACGTCTCCTCATAGCAGGAGGGGAAGATGAACACGTGCGCCCGCTTCAGCCCCTCCGCCACCTTCTCCCGTGGTACGCCGCTGATGAGATTGACGCTCACCGGCAGGTCCTTGATGGCTTCCCGGACGATGTGCATCCCCTTCACCAACTGGTCGGGCCAGGCGGTGGCGGTGTAAATACTCACCTCGGGATCCCGTTTGCTCTGGTCTGGCTGGAACAGTTCCACATCTACGCCCAGTTCCACCACGGCGTCACAGCGCAACCCGTTGCGGCGGTAGATGTCGGCGGTATTCTCGTTGCCGGCCACGACGAAAGAGCCGTTCACCAACTCCAACAATTCCGGTGACGCCTGTCCGCCGCAGGCGTTGTCACATGTGCCACGAACTGCGGCACAGCCCTGGTCGCCTAGCAGCAGCATCCGGGGGTTGCAGAACGGCCAGTAGTCCTGGATGTGCCAGACGTGCGGTATCCGTTGCCCTTGCAAATACACCACTGGCCCCAAGCCTAGCAGATTGTGGATGGTCATCACGTGGCACACGTCCGGCTGGAAGTCGTCAACGATGCGCGGCAAGGCACCGCCGCCCTGCCACCACTTGACCTCGTGCCCCAGTCGCTCCAACGCAATAGTCTGATCTCTCAGCAGAGACTCCGCCCCGCCACCCTGGCCAGGTGCTCTGCGGTCTTCGTGAATCATCAGGATTCGCATGGTTCCCATCTCTTTAGTGCGTCCATTGCCGTCAAATCCGGCACTACTGTGCCTGAGTGTTTGCCTTGCGTCGCATGGGCCATTAGTCTTATAGTACACCACATAATCAAACGGTGCGGCAAACGCCAAGCTATAAACCGATACATTTTGTCTAACATCATTCCCCCTTTACCTCCCGTTGGTACACTGGCCACGCACCCGGTACGCTGGTGTAGCAAGACGAGCAGCCCCACTCGCAGACGAACTCGCCCCCCGGCTTGTCGATTCCCGTCCACAGGTTGCCAATCGGCTTCTGTCCCGTCGCCATCGCCGGATTGCACAGGAACACGTCACCCGCCGGATCAGCGACCCAGTGCTCGATCCCCGAACTGCACCACCGGGCGATCCCGTCAAGCTCCGTGCCTTCCCGCCATGACTGATACGGGATGTGCGATACAATATGCGGGATGTTGTGTCCCGCGTCGGGGTGCATCACCCGATTGCTACTCATGCGGTACACTTCGCTCAGGGCGACGATGTTGTCCGCCGCCGCCTTGTTACCAGGATGGTCGCTCACATTGATCTGGATGCAGCCCTCCGGACGCACTCGAAGCAGCTCTTGCGTCCCTTCCGTGCTCATGGCGTTGGTGGTCAACGCCCACATCATGCCATGCTGATGCAGATATTCCAACAGTGTAGCCAGCCCCTCGAATAGCAACGGGTCGCCACCAGCCATGTCTACTACGCTGCCCGGCGTGAGATTCGCCACCAGTCCCTCTCCCCATTCCTGCCAGGGATGCTCTACCGCGTCCCGATTGATCTTGATGTGCGGCAGCAGGCAATAGGAACATTTGAGCTGGCACTTCCACGACAGATTGACTAAGACGTGCACCAGGCCACCTCCCGCATGTCCACATACCACGATGCCGGGTCTTCGGTATAGCAGCTCGTGCAGCCAAAGTCGCATACCGCCGGAGTGGCCCGCACTTCCCCGGTGAAGAGATTGCCGCTGGACGGTTGCCCCGTTTGCATGGCGACGATGCACCGCCACAGATCACCCTGCGGGTCTGCTACCCAGTGATCTTCCCCGGCGCTACAACTACGCAGTATTCCATCTGCCGCCTGGTCTCCGACCCAATCCTGATAGGTGATAAGCTCCGCGTCGTCCTCATGCGTCCCTGCCGAGGGATGGTCTACCCGGTGGACGTGGACGATGTACCCCGCTTCTCGCAGCCGCTCGATGTTCTGGTGTGCCTCTGGGTTGCCCCTGTGGTCGCTGACATTGATGCACGTCGCCCCCCGTGGCATGTCATCACACAGCCGCTCGATTTGCGCGGTGGCCTTGGCGTTGGTCGTCAAGGCCCAAAGCAGGTGATTCGAGCCTAACGCGCAGAGCAAGTCTACCAGTCCATCGTACAGCAATGGCTCGCCGCCCGCAATGTCTACGATGCTGTTACGGGGCAACACTTCCGGCAGAGCCTTGGCCCATTGCTGCCAGGGCACAGGCTCGACGCTGCGGTCTATCTCACTGTTACGAATCGAGCAATAGTCGCAATGAAGCTGACACGCCCATTGAGGGAATATCGCCACATGCATCATTTGTCCACCGCCACGACGCAACACTCATTCCCGGTTGGATTGGGCACGCCTACTGTCCCATGCACGGATAGGAGACTAATCAACTCTTCCGGCGTGAAATCCCACATGTGTTCTCCGCGATGCAATTTGTAGGGAATCAGCCCATAACGCGGCACGCCTATCACCAATCTGAATTCTGCCAGCGCCGCGGCGTGGGCCAGTAACAAAGATGGATCGTCCACGTGCTCGATGATTTCCAACAGATATACCGTGCTCGCTGGCTGTTGGACATCACGCCAATCCAGACAATGATAATTCCCGTCTGGAAATATCGTCGTATCTATAGCCCCTTGCGAGAAGTCCGCGCCGGTATAGCTGATGCTTTCTTTCCGTCTGTGCGCTTCCTTCGATAGCGCCAAGGCCAATCCACCCTGGCCGCACCCAATTTCAAGAGCGGACGTTCCGAGCTGGAGCGATGCTGCCGTTTCGTAGCGGACGCGGTTATTAGGAACCACCGTGGGGAACATGTCGTGCCGATAAATATTGTCCCAGTACTCCCGGGTGTTGATGTCTATTTCAGATATTCTTGGCATTAGTTCAGCCCCACCGGGCACACGGCGTCAAACTGCCGCTGCCAGTATTGCATTCGCTCCGCTGGTAGCCACGGCGTAGGAGCATATTGCAACATCTGCGGGCCGAAGTCCGGGGCGTCGCTGTACCAGCCCTCCGCCTCAGCATATTCCGCCAGCTTGGTGCCTGGCATCGGCGTGCACACGGTAGTCTGTCGCATCTGGACCAGTCCCTCGTCGTAGGCGTCTTTCAGCCCCTTGGCAGTAAGCGCCAGGTCGTCGTCGGTCTCCTGGTAGTTGCCAATCATGGTGAATACCGCGTTGTTTATCCCCGCTTCCTTCGCTACTCTCAGCGTATGCCAGATGTCGTCGGTGGTGATACCCTTCTTAATGGCCTTCAGCACTTTGTTACTGAACGATTCCACGCCCCAGAATATGGTGTGGCAACCGGCCCGCTTGGCATCTCGCAACAGCTCCACGGTGATGTGCTTCTTGGAACAGCGCCCCTGGGTAACCCACCTGAAACCCATCGGCTCGATTCTGTCCGCCACGTCGGACATCCAACCGTCCGGCTGTGGCATCCCTACCAGTTCGTCGTCATACACGTACACGTTTCGCACCCGCAACTCCTTCAGCGCCGCCATGTCCGCCTCGACGTTCTCTGGTGGCCGGTAACGCGTTGGCCTGCCACCGAAGACGATATTGGAGCAGAATATACATTCCCAGGGACAGCCCCGAGACCACATCGAGATGCCCGGCATGGGCAACAATAGCTGCATGTTGCTCTCATAGCTCGTGATCGTCGGATTGAACCGCTGCCAATCCGGAGCCGGGATGTCTTCGATAGGAGCTGACTCACCGGCGTGAATTCCCCGTGCGCCTGATTCGATCAATTCGACTATGTTTCCCTCGCACTCGCCCGTGACCACCAAGTCCGCACCCCAGTCCAGTCCCTCTTGTGGGTGCAGTGTCATGTACACTCCGCCCAGCATGACCCGTCCGGTGAATCCCGCTTCCCGAACAGCATGTACCAATTCCCTCATACCCCGTTTGCTGATGGTCAGACCGGTGATGCCCACCACGTCGGGCCACTTGTCCCGTTGCGCGGCGAACTTCTCCCGGAATGCCTGCGGAGTCACCCCCAGCGCCTCCAGGTCTACGACCTCCGCATCATGGCCGCGTTGATTGAGCCACGCCGCCAACGTGGGCAAGCCCAAGAGGGGCAACATTTTGTAATGGATGCCCGCGTAGAAGAAAACGGAAGGATTGAAAAATTGTACCTTCATCCGAAATCCACCATTTTCAGCTTGCCTGATGTCGTTTTGCAGATGCCCTCGATGTCCTGCATGGCGGGCTTCCAGTGCTCCTTAAGCACCCTGTCCGTGTCCAGCGATATGGCCCCGTTACGGGCCTGTTGCTGCAGCAGCTCGTTGTCACGGTCTGCATAGGCTGCTTCCAAGCAGTCCACAATGGACTCGACGCTCGCCATAAGCCGCCAGGAATTGCCCCCCATGCTCCAGTGACGCTGTCCCTGGATTTTCCACCCTGCAAATAGCAGCTCGTCGGTAGTGCTGAAATCCGTGGCAATCACCGGACAGCCGCACATCTGCGCTTCCAGAATTGGCAGCCCGAAGCCCTCCGACTTGGCGGGATTCAGCAACACGTCGCTGGCGTTGTAGATGTCCCTCATGTCCTGGTCGTTGTACATCCCCATCGCCAAGGCGTACTGGTTGGGCTGGATAACGCACTTCTGCAAATCCAACCGCAGGCACATCTCGTCTAGGTCTAGCGCGTTGTGCCACTGGGTATGCAAGTACAGACGAGCGTTCTCGTGCTTCTGGGCGAACTTGGCGAAACCCTGAATCCCCTCGCCGAAGCCTTTGCGGTCATGCTGGTCTTTGTTGGCTGCGACAAACGACACCAGGAACGAGTCCTCCGGTATACCCAACTTCTCCCGAGCCAGTTTCTTATCGCCCGGCTTGAACACATCGGAATCAGCCGAGCACGGCACGTACACCGCGTCCATGCCAGTCGCCTTGACCACCTCCGTTCCCCACTTGCTCATCACCATCGTATAGAGCGAGGTCTGTAGCGAATCGGCGATAGCCTGCGGCAGAGGGTCGTGATCTACCGGAATCCAGGGAGCGAAGTTGACCCGCCTGGTAATCTCAGCCGGTATGACCCACACATCCATGCACGAAATCACCACATCGGCCCCGAAGCTCTGTGCTGAGGCCAACAGTGTGTTGACTCCGTAGTCGTTGGTTCCTACGCTGGGCAGGATGGTCACCACTCCCACCGGGTCCGCCGTCGGCTTGCCCTTGGGCTTGATCGCCCACTTCTGCGGTTCGCCTTGTAGTCCGAACCAGGTGGCTACACAGAACTCATAGCCCATGCGAACCAAGCCCGGTACGGTACGTTTAGTCAGCATACTATAGCTGGACGGTCCCCACGGTGCGGTGCTATTCCACAAGCACTTCATCGTCACACTTTCCCCTTTTTGCGTCCGGCGGGTGTGGTGAGCAAAAGGAGGGAACTCTGCCACACCCGCCGGGATCGCCGTTATTAGCAGGCTAGACTAGCCCTGCGAGACAATTCCGTCGAGGAACTCGATGCACACTACCGCATCAGCGGTCAAGTCGTTGTCTGCCGCCGACTCCACTTTCTTGAGTAACGCCCATTCCCCCTCGTCCAGGAACGCGTTTGCCGCAGTGATGGTCATTGCCTGTGGGGTATCTTCCGCCCACTCCGTCGCCGTGCCGCTCGCCATGCCGGCGATAGTGCTGCCCGCCACCGTGCCCGCCGTGCCGTAGTTCTGGAGCACCATGTTCAGCGTACCAACTGCGCCGGTGGCAACGCTGACTTTGGTGATAGTCACCCCGCCGAAGTCAGTCGGTGCCTTCAGCGCAAAGGCCAAGTCACCGTCTCCGGGCATAGTCCCCGGATTGATTGTTACGAACTTCTTTTCCTGTGCCATTATGTCACCTCCTAGTCCGTTGGGGTAGCAGCGTCAAACTTCATCGCCACTCCGAACGCCGGTCGCCACACACCATGCGCGTAGACCGTTGTCATGTTCAACTCCCATAGCCGCCTGGAGGCGTCACGCTCCGGTTCCAGCCGTGGAGCACGCCGCATGTCCAGCGCAATGGCCGACGGTGAGTACATCCCCCCGATCGCGTCGTCACTGGCATCCGCGGTGATGTCCGACGTGATGAAGATGTCCACGTTCGCTACGTTGCCCACGAACCACCGCCTGGTAATTTCGTCCTGCAACCAGGGCGAATTCCCCACAGTGGTGTTAGCGATGGATGCCGCCGAGGCCAGCCGGTGCCACTGATACACATGCAGCACGCAGCGGTACGGCGGCGGAGCCTTGGCGTTCACCAGCACCGCTTCGGCTGCGAAGAAATGCCCCCAAGTGATGGTTGTGCCTGCCGCCCCGATGGTTCCGGCGGTCAGGCTGGAGAAGTCGCCGCACAAATCGGTATTGATCTTCTTGGCGGTAGCTTGCCCCAGTTCCAGCGATGCATCATTCCGCACCCCGAATGGATCGGCACTGACGCGCTTGTCAGTCAGGGCATACTGCGCCCCAGCCTCCGCCGGTGTCAGCACCTCGCCCGTTTCAGGCGTGAATGTCTGCGATTGCAGATCATCCGTTTCGCCGATGGCAACGATTGTCGCCTCGGCGTGTGCGTTTGCGGTCCTGGTCTTGGCCTCGTCTGATACATCGACGAAGTTGGCCACCAGCCCCGCCATTATGTTCTCATCACGCGCTACGAACCACGCATCCTCGAATAGCGTCTGCATGTAGGTAGAGTTGATGAGGGCTTCAGTGTTGATAGCCATCTCGTTTAACCTCCCAGTTTATCCTCGTTATCCCATCCTGGCGAGAGGAGTACGCCGCCACCTGTCTTCTCCGCTACGTCCGGGTCCCAGACACTGCCTCTGCCGCCGCCATAGATCCGGTTGCGGCGATCCTGGTCTGTCTCCCTGGCTCCGCTTCCCGCTGGTGATGCACCGGGGTTGAACGGTTCCACGTTCTGCGCGGGCTTGCCGAACAGGTACGGTTTCTGCGTCTTCACCGCCTCGATGGAATTCTTGATCTTGTCTTCCGCTCCGTCGCCGTTCGGATCGATGGCCTGGGTCGCCACACTGAAATTTGGGTCATAAGGGTCGACCGCCCCCAGTTGTCCGGCAATTTTCGCAACCAATCCCTGCTTTTCCTTCAGCAGGTTCTTCTCCGAGAGCGCCCGGATTTGCTCCATGGCCTGCTCGTTTTGTTCCCGCAACTTCTCTACTTCGGTCTTCTGTGCGTCCTCAATTTCGTCAAATTGAGCTGCTTTTTTCTTCAGGTCTGTATAGTCCGCGTACTTGGACCTCTCCTGTGATAGCCGCCCTGCGACAATTCTGTCCATGTCGGCCTGGGTGAATGTCCGTTCTGGCGTCTCCGACTGCTTGGCCGCGTCGTCCGGCGGTGTCTGCGTATCAGGCGTCGGCTCTGGTGCGCTTCCTGGCGCGTCCATGCTGACCTGTACCTTCGGTTGCGGTTGCGGTTTCGCTTCTGGTGCCGTCTCTTTTTTCGCTGCCATGATTTACTGCTCCTCCGGCTTTACCGTCGCCGTGACGTGATTTTATGCTGCCTGTTCCAATTCTTCTGCCACCAGGTCCTTCAGCGGCGTCTCTACTCGCACGTCGCCCCACACCGCGTCGGTGCTCTGCTTGCTCAGGTCATCCAGCGTGAACTCGTTGGCTTTCCAGGCGTCAAACTTGGCGTTGCCCATCATCTTGCGCTGCGTCGCTTCCGGCTGCTTCCCGAACCACGACTTGGCGTCCTCTTTCACCGGCGAAGGGGGATCGTCCACGTCAAGGCCCAATTCCCGATAGCTGAGCGTCTCGGGTTCCATGAAGCATCGCCCATTTTGATGGTCTTTCAGGCGCTCTGTGTTCGGATGTTTCGTCCCGTCCATCGCAATGCAACTCAGGCAGGTACGGTCGCCCCTGGCACAGCGCCAAATCCAGCCCTTGACGACGTGGTCGTTGGCGATAAAATTGGCCCGCTGCGCTTCCCGATAGGAATAGAGTTGCGTGGTGCGGGCGGTGCGCAGCGACCAGGTGAGGCCCTGTCCCAGCTCCTTGCGAATTATCCCTGCTACCTTGCGGGGATTGTAGCCTAACGCAATGCTTTCGGTGAGCCGCTTCTCTACCACGTCGGCCACTCCGCTCCCCAGCTGGGCCATGCTCTCCCGCAACGGGGAACCATCCGCCATGAATCCGAGCAATGTTTCCACGCTCTCAGTCGGCAACCGGTTCCAGGACTGCATAATCCGAGCATCAAGCGGATTGACTCCCGGCAGCGCAGCCTGGGTGAGTATCTTTGATTCCCGGCCCGTGACCTCGATTGCCTCCCGCGCTCCGATTCCGATTTCCTGCTCTGCGTACACCGCATAGTTCCCGACCTCGTACTCAATCTGCTTCCGTAGTTCCTTCAGCCTGGCCAATTTGTGCCGCTTCCAGACCTTATCCGTCAATTCGAGGTCCCGCTCCAGAGCTGAGATTTGCGGCAACAGGCGCTGGTAGGCCGAGCCATAGGCGTTGACCAGCCTGGTGGCAGATGCCCGCTCCCGTTTGAGCAGCGACCGCCGGAAGGTGTCCATTACGGTGAAAATCTGCGGCTGTGGCATTATCGACCTGCCTCAAAATCTCTCAATAATCGGTCTCCCAGATTGTCCTCACTTGCGCCTTGCTCCGCCAGACGCTCAGTGATGCTCTTGTGATCATAGCCTCTCATCTCTCGGTAGGTCTGCTTGTCCAGCACCCCAGACGCCAGTTCCGCTTGCAACGACTCTACCAGTTCCCGCTCATTCTCCGGCAATACGTCCGGCCAGATAGTGGCGATCTCTTCCGGCACGGCCTTACCCATCAACTCCAAGCCGTGCTTGTTGATGGTCTCAAAGCCCTCCCCATATAGCAGGCGCTTGGTCTGCGTCTTGCGAATGGCGTCGGTGTACAATACCCGCAAGCCGAAGTTCGTCAGGGTCCCAACCTTGTCCTTCATGGTCTGGGGATCCACCATGCGGGCGCATTGCCACAATTCCGCACCCAATAGGTCGATGAAGGCCTTCGACGACGCCAGGTCGGATTGCATCTCCAAATTGAAAATGTCGGCTTCCTGCTTGGTCTTATTGACGGTGTAAAAGCCCCCGATTTCGGTCTCCGTCACTTCCCCCGCGTCGAAGCCTAGCCCGACGGTCTTGGGGTACGCGTGATGCTTCAGAATCCGGGAGTAGTTGGACGCCACGAAGTTCAACGTAGCGTTTAGCCGCACTACCTGGCTCACGTCGTCTATCCCGTAATAGCCATGCGGCCGCGGTAGGTTCTGCCAGTCAATGATCGGCGACCAGGGATACTGCCACTGCTTAGGCTCGCCATCCTGCTGCCACTGCGGCGCAAAGCCGCCCTCGGTCTTGTAGACCACTTCCCACCATTCGTCATCCACGTCGTGGTCGAATTCTCCGTTGGCGTAGCGCCCCCGCACGTAATCAATGCGCTTGCCGGGTCCGGTCTTGCCAGTCTGGAACTGCAGCCGGTACCACATCACCCGCTCCACGTCCGAGACGTCCCAGAATACCGCGCAGTTCGTGGGGTTGAGATTGACGATGCGGGGTTCATCCCCCGACCGTGGCTCCAATCTGGCGAATAGATGACCGGTGAGAGCGCCAGTCAGACCAATGTGGTGTATCAGCATCTCGCCCTGGTTCGCCATCCACATCGCGGCGATTTGCTTATCGGTGTCCGTCTCCTCGCCATCGGCGGAGGCATCAAACGTCACCCCGTCACCAATTAGGAACGACACCACCTTGTCCGAGACCTGCCCCACCTTCGGAAGAAGGATGTTATCGTTTACGCCGTCCTTGCCCACCTTCAACGGGTCGGGCATGTCCCCGTCGTAGAATTTCCAGTTGCGCTTGAATCGCTCCCCGCGAGCAGCGGATTCCTTCGTGAAATCAGCTTCAGTCTGCTGGTATTCGTCGCTGATGGTCTCGAATGTATACTGTGTTACTGCTGGCATAAGTCACCTAACTATAAAACGGATTGACAGGATCGACACCGAGCTTGGCCGGCTGCTGATTCGCCAACCGGTTCGCCAACGCCCGCGCCATGACCGTGTCGTCGTGCATCCCACTGGGTGCGCTGTACTGACTGCGGCCTGTCGTCGGTGATACGGTGCGCTCATACGCTTCCAGCTCTGCCGTTGCCACGTCACTGGCCAACCACTGAATCTCTTCGCGTTCCAGGGCCAGCGCCAGGCCCTCAATGAGCGGCGGCTTGCTCTGTGCGGTGGTAGCGAATCCTGTCACTGGTAAATCCTCACGTTGTAGCTCCTCGATCACGGGCTCCCCCATCGCATTGCTCTCCGCCAGAATCTCAGCGACGTTCCACCTCTCCGCCAAGACCTGTAGCCGCTTGCGCTGGAAGTGGTAGTCGATCTGGTTGAACCTGTCCAGGGCGACCTCTTGCCCACACTGCTTGCACACCACCGACAGCACCGAAAAGTCCTGTTGTTTTCCCCAGTCCACACCCATCACCAGGTCATGCCCGGCGTGTTCCTTCGGCGTGGTGGCCTTGCCCTGCGTACAGGCTCCGATGTTGCGAAATACCGCGCCTTCGTCCTCCAGGAACTCCGCCAGAATCTCTTGCCGATACGACTCGTCGGTCATGTCTGCGGTAATCTCTGTCAAGGCCGCGGTGCTCAAATGTGGATTGTCCATGCTGGTAAAATGCCAGTAGCCCCACCGTCCCGAGGTGTCCGCCTTCGCCTTCTGAAACAGCTTGAACGCATGGTTGCGCCGCTTGGGGGTGAAGATGAATATGGCATCCCCGTCGTTGTCCAATAGCATCGGTGCGCCTACTTCGTCCCAGGTGTTCGGGTCCATGAGCGAATACTCTTCCAGAATCAGGAAGTCGGCATAGTCGCCCCGCAAGCTGTCCGAGTCCCAGGCCGTCTTGGCCTTGATGCGTCCCCCGTTGCCCATTTCCATGACTCGCCGCGTCTCGTTCTTGTAGATGTGTCCGGCGTCGATGCCCGGCTGTAAGTACCGCTTGCAAGCAGCCCAGAACATCTCAGTTTGATCTTGCGTCGGTGCCGCGTCAAGGATACGTCGACCGTTGAGGAACTTGTCCGCCGCCAGGATCGCCGAGCCGGTGGTCTTGCCCGCTCTTCTCCCCGTGCAAATTACCTTGCGTTTAGCCGGTGAATTGATGAACGCCGCCTGCTTCTCGTGCGGCTTATCTAGTTTTATCGGTATCTGTTGCATAGGTTATCTTGAACTCCACATTGCCACCGTCTGCGCCGGTGATCTCCTGGCGCTCTACGTAGCCCTCATCTTTGCACAATGTCCCCAGATGATAGCGAATAGCAGGCCAGTATCCTTCCTTTACCAATTCCAACCCCTTGCGAATTATCAAATCCTTCTTAAGCCCCATCTCATCGTCGTATGCTTTCCGCACGGTGGGATAATTGTCAATATATTTCTTTACCGTTCCCCGCGTACAGGTTGCCGACACCTTCCGGGCAATCGCGGTCTTGTTCCCCAGTGTTCCAGGGATTGCCGCGATAATCTCCGCCGCCGAGTATCCGTTGCCATTGCCACCGTTCACACTTCCCATAATCGCATAAATTTGAGCTATCCGCGCAACCCTAACTCAACGCCTGTACCCAAGTTCTTGCTACAGTCCTGCCAGCCAAAAAGCTCCGATAATCCAACGCTTCCCGCTTTGGCCCACTCCTGATACTGTGTGATAACGTGAATTTCAACCAGCAGTTCATGGCCTGAGCGGTGTATTTACAGATTGCCAGCTTGTGCTCTAGCGATAAGCGACCAAACTTTTTCCACAATTCCCCCGTCAAATATGGCCTGAGATAATCAAACTTCGGTGGCTTGCCAGGCTGCGAGAATTGCCCGCCCTTGTGCATATTCGACAAGCCCCACTTCTCACGTCGCCCTGTAGCAATCCACTTCTTCTCTTTCGTCTCCCAGTTGTTCGCGTTGGCGACTTCGAGGATTTCCATCTGTGGCTCTTCGCCTTGCGCCAACAGACCTTTGACCCATGCCATTCGAGCTGGATTGCATTTCGTGGTTCTCAAATGTTGCGCTAATCTCTTAGCAGGGTCACACGTCTTGCCCACGTAGCGGATCGCCTGCGTTATCGGGTCACGTAGCCCATAAATATAAATCTCTTGCATTAGTCCGCCCTCCGAGGCTCCAGCCCCATGCCCGCCAGCCGCTCCGGTTGCTCACGGGCAACCAGGGTTTGACACAATTTCGATTCTATGCTATGCTTCCAGACATGGGGAAGATAGTCAAATGCGAGAATTGTGGTAAGAAATTCTACAAAGCCGACTGCTACATCAAGCGTAGCAAAAGCGGTATGTTCTTTTGCTCTTGGGACTGTCAACGCACATACCGTAGGCAACAAATTAAGCTGACCACTTGCCAAATTTGTGGCAATGAATTCTATGCAAAACCTTATAGGTCGATAAAATCCACCACCGTCACCTGTAGCCGCAAATGCAAGATACTCGCGCTCGGTTG